CTACGGCACCGTCAACCCGTACGCCGATGTGCTGCTCGGGCTCGGGGCGGACCGGAAGCTCTACGTGGTCAGCGAGTACCGCTACGACTCCCGCCGCGAGCGGAAGCAGATGACGGACGCCGAGTACTCGCGGGCCCGCCGGCAGTGGCTCGCGAAGGTCCCTCAGCCCGGCACGACGACGGTAGGCGTGCAGCCGGAGTGGACGGTCGTCGACCCGTCCGCAGCCTCGTACATCGAGCAGCTGCACCGCGACCAGGTCCTTGGCGTCACCCAGGCCGACAACAGCGTTCTGGACGGCATCCGCACGGTGTCCTCCCTGCTGGCCACAGAAGACCTGTACATCCACGAGTCCGCCGTCGGCCTCATCGACGAAATGCCCGGCTACAGCTGGGATGACGAGGCGGCGGAACGCGGCGACGACAAGCCGATCAAGGAAAACGACCACAGCTGTGACGCGCTCCGCTACGGCATCCGCACGACCGAATCCCTGTGGCGGCCCTACCTGTCCACCCGACTGGAGGCCGCGTGACAGAGCATCTCCCCGCGCCACCCCCAGTCACCGTGGACGGCGCGATCGACAACGCGTCACGCCTCCTGCGCATGGCCGAACTGGAGACGAATCTCGCACTCATGGAACGGCTCGACGAACTGGCCGCGACGTGGCTGAGCCTGGCCCATCTGCTCTTGGAACGGGGGCCCTCCTGATGCCACTCCCTACAGGCAACGTCTCCTGGCCCCCGCCGTACCTGAAACCCGCCCTCGACTCGATGGGCGTCTGGGACACCTGGTGGTCCGGCGACCCCGACCGCCTTGAAGCCCTCTACGGTGCTGGCAGCGGAGGCTTCGGCCCAGATCCCAAGCCGATCCAGTACGGCACCGGCGTGATGGGCAAGATCGCACGCTGGTGGTGGGGCACCCCCACCGCCCCGGGCGAACGCCGCACCAAGCTGCACGTCCCGATCGCTGGCGACATCTGCGGCGGCAGCGCCGACCTGCTGTTTTCCGAGCCGCCGAAGCTCACCGTCGAAGGCGCCTCCACGCAGAAGCGGCTCGACCTGCTCACCGACGACGGCATGCTCGCCACCCTCCAGACGGCCGCCGAGGTCGGGGCCGCGCTGGGCGGGATCTACCTGCGGCCGGTGTACGACAAGAAGGTGGCGGACCGGCCGTGGCTGCACGCCACCCACGCCGACCGAGCCATCCCCACCTTCACCTGGAACCGGCTCTCCTCGGTGACCTTCTGGCGAGTCGTCCACGAGGAGGACGGACAGGTCTGGCGGCACTTGGAGCTGCACGAGCCAGGCCGGATCGTCCACGGCCTCTACCAGGGCACGAAGGGCAAACTCGGACGGCCGGTCCCGCTGGAGGATCACCCGGCGACTGCCGGTTACGCGCCCTCCGTGGACGCCGACGGAGCGCTCGCCACCGGGTACGACGGGCTGGACGTCTCGTACATCCCGAACCAGAACTCGCGGCGCTGGCGCTGTAGCGCTGAACTTGCGGATCTCGGCCGGTCCGACCTCGACGGCATCGAGCCGCTGATGGACAGCCTCGACGAGACGTACGCCAGTTGGATGCGCGACATCCGCCTCGGCAAGGGCCGCATCGTCGTCCCGGACGCGTACCTCCAGTCCAACGGGCCCGGGCGCGGCGCCTCGTGGAACCCCGATCAGGAGGCCTTCGCGGGCATCAACGCGTTGGCCCGCGGTGACAGCACGCAGCTCACCGTTGCCCAGTTCGCGATCCGCGTGCAGGAGCATCGTGACACCGCCGAGGACATCGTCAACCAGATTCTCCGGTCGGCCGGCTACAGCGGCCAGACGTTCGGGCTCGGGGGCGATGCCGCGGTCACCGCGACCGAGGTGAAGGCCCGCGAGCGGCGCAGCATGACGACCCGAGGCCGGAAGATCCTCCGCTGGAGGGTTGGCCTCGCGGACGCCATCCACGCGCTGCTGGCGGTCGACCAGGAGGTGTTCCGCAGCGGCATCAGCCCGCAGGCGCCGACGATCGAGTTCGAGGACTCGGTCCAGGAGGACCCGCTCAGTCTCGCGAACACGGCCGACGTGCTGCGGCGGGCGCAGGCCGCGTCTACGGACACGCTGGTGCGAATGCAGCACCCAGAGTGGAACGACCGCCAGGTCTCGGCGGAGGTCGAGCGGATCCAGCGCGAGACAGGCATGACCGTGCCTGACCCGATGCAGTTGGGCGACGTGCCGTAGGAGGTGCGCGATGCCGGTCTCTCCGTGGATGGCCGAGGACCTGTCCACGGGAGTGCGGGACCTGTACGCCGACGCTGAGGAGCGTCTCCTCGCGATGGTCGCCCGGCGCCTGGCCGACGGCATCGACGCACCACAGTGGATGGAGGCCAAGCTCGCCGACATCCAGGCGCTGCGCCGCGGCGCCCAGGCCGTGGTCGACGAGCTCGGCAAGGCGACGTCGCTCGAGGTGCACGACGCCGTGGCCGAGGCGTACAACGTGGGCGCCCGGGCCGGCCTCATCGAGCTCGGCGCCCTCGACGACGGAACTGCCGTACGGCTTGCCGAGCAGACCCCGGGCACACGCCGGGCCGACCGCCTGGCGATGGAGACGATCACGGTTGTCAATGAGTCCCACAGGGGCATCCTGCGGGGCGTGGAGGACGTGTACCGCAACGTCCTGGCCCAGACGGCAGCCACCCCGCTCCTGGGCGTGGAGACGCGCAGGCAGGCCACCCAGACCGCCGTCGAACGCTTCACGCAGCGCGGTGTCACCTCCTTCGTCGACCGCTCGGGCCGGAACTGGTCGATGACGACCTACGCGGAGATGGCGACGCGAACCGCTGTCGGCCGTGCCGCCGTGGAGGCTCACCACGACCAGCTGTCCGCGGCTGGTGTCGAGCTGGTCATGGTGTCGCAGTCGCCACACGAGTGCCCGAAGTGCCGGCTCTGGGAGGGGAAGGTGCTGGCCCTGTCCGGGCCGGACGGCCGCCGCACGGTGGAGGTGGAGCACGCCACCGAGGACGGCCGCATGGTCAGGGTGGAGGTGGCCGGCACCCTCGACGAGGCGCGCCGCGAAGGCCTCCAGCACCCGAACTGCCGCCACACCACCAGCGTCTACCTGCCCGGCATCACGCGGCCGCCGGCCAAGGCCGCCAAGGATCCGGACGGGTACGAGGCCACGCAGCGGCAGCGGGCGATCGAGCGGAACATCCGCAAGCACAAGCTGAATGCGGCGAGCGCGGTCGACCCAGCCAAGAAGCGAGCCGCGGAAGCGCGCGTGCGCGCGTGGCAGGGCAGGATGCGCGAGCACCTGGGCGAGCACCCGGAGCTCATGCGGAAGCGGTACCGGGAGCAGCCCGGGGCGAGCAACCTGCCCACCGCACCACGGCCGCCGCAGGACGCTGTCGAGGCCGCGCGGATCCGGGCGGGCGACGCACGCACTCCGGCGGAGATGACGGACGAGCAGCTGGGCGCAGCGATGCGCTCGGGCGCCCTCGACGCACGGGCCTTCGCCAGAGTCGAGGCCGAGGCCGATCGCCGGGACCAGGCAGCTCTCATGGAACGGGTGCGCCCGGGCGGGCAGCTCACGGATGATCTGACCGGCTTCTCCGACGACGAGCTGGGGCGTGCCCTGCGGGACATGCCGCCGGCCGACGCTCTGCGGGTTGCCGCGGAGATGGACCGCCGGGACCTGGACGCGGGCATGCCCGGCGTCGACCGGACCCTGGCCGGGCTGTCCGACGAGCAGCTCGGCGCCCGCGCCGCTCACGCTGACGGCGAGGACCTCGCCCGGATCGCAGCTGAGGCCGACCGTCGCCAGCTGCTGGCCGAGGTGTTCCCTGCGGGGGCGCTCGCGGCTGACCTGTCGACCATCGGGGACGAGGCCCTCGGCTGGGCCCTGCGGTACGCGGACGCCGAGCAGGCCGCGGGGATCGCGGCCGAGCTCGACCACCGGTACCCGCCAGAGCCGCTCCCGGCTGCGGCCGGCGGGCACATGGTCGTGGGACAGCTCGCGGACCGGGCTGCGCTGGACGAGGCCCTCGGCCCGCTC